GTGCTGCCAGATAGTATTAAGCAAAAAAGATATCGTCAGGATTTTAGAACTAGATTCTGCGAAGGCTTGTTATCAAGAAGGGTATTAATTGCGGAGGGAGAGACCGAAACTTCAGCAATGCCAATTGCGGCTAGACGGTTATCTGAACTCAAGCCAGAGGATTATACCAGTTTTGAGGCGCTCGGCATTTGCATAATTAATGCGGGCGGCGAGACAAACATTCCAGATTTCTCCAGCTTTTATAAAAGTCTAGAGAAGCGGGTGTTCGCTGTTTGTGACAAGCAAACTGATGCTCATAAGGATAAAATAGAGAAAACTGTAGAAAAGCTGTTTATGCATGATGAAGATGGCTTCGAACAGCTTGTTCTAAAGGGAACCACAAAGGTAGCCATTGATAGATTTATTGATGTATTGGAATGGCCACAGCACTTAAAAACGAAATTCCCAGATCCAAAATCTGATCCCGCAAACGCCTTAATGGATTATTTTTCCTGGTCTAAAGGGAATTGGGGAATAGCTGACTTTTTGGCTCAGTGCGATGAAACTGAAATCCCTGAGTGGATCAAGAATACCTGCAGCAACGTACGGTCATTGTGCGAAAGTGTTCCTAAAAAGGCATTAGAAACTTCACAATCCGAAATTGAGGCTATCGTAGATGAAGACAGTCTCGTTTGATTTATCTGATGATCAAAAACAAATAATTGATGCCGAAGGGCACTTGTTAGTTGTTGGCGGTCCTGGTTCCGGCAAAACAACAGTATCCATCTTAAAGGCTGAGAAAATCGCTACGCAACTGAAGCCTGGGCAAAAAATTCTTTTTCTGAGCTTTGCACGCGCAACAGTTTCCAGGGTGATTGAGGCGATAGAACAGCATTCGGGAATGACCAAGCAGATAAAAGAAAAAATTGAAGTTGATACTTATCACTCATTTTTCTGGAAAATCGTTAAAACGCATGGATATTTAATCGGTTTGCCAAGAAGAGTTTCTATTCTTACTCCACCTGCTGAGGCAGTTGCGTTATCTGCCATTCGTCATGAATATAAGGCCGAATCAAAATTAACTGCCGTGCAAAAAGAAGAAAAACACCGCAGATCGCATGAAGAGAGAATTCGCCTAGCAAATACGGAAGGCAAGTTGTGTTTTGACTTATTCGCAAATTATGTTGTGGAAATCTTAAGCGGAGGCAACAAGATTAGACAGCTAATATGCACAGCTTATCCCTATATCGTATTAGATGAATTTCAGGACACAAGTGCTGAGCAATGGAATGTCGTAAAATCCTTAGGTAAACATAGCACACTAATATCTCTTGCTGACCCCGAGCAGAGAATTTTTGATTTTATAGGTGCAGACCCAGAGAGATTAGATCATTTCAGGGCAGAATTCTCTCCTGAAGAATTTGATTTGCGAGATGCCAATCATCGCAGCCAGGGAACTGACATTGCGATATTTGGCAATGATATACTCAAAGGTCAGTATCGTGATTCCTATAATGGAGTTGAGTTCAATACCTTTAACTCAAATCAAAATCAGGCTTTTGCAACTTTGAAGGGCCACACTCTTCAGGCTAGAAAAAGGCTTATTGATGCTGGAAAACCAGATTGGTCACTGGCAATTTTAGTGCCTACAAAAAGAATGATGCGTCAAGTATCAGACTCATTCAGGATAAAACAGACATCCTTGCCCGCTATCCGTCATGTCGCTTCTATAGATATGCATGGTGCAATATTAGCAGCTGAGATACTGGGCTTCTTTCTGCAGCCAAAAAAAACATTTAATGATGAGCAGTACTTCATAGAACTGATATGTAGTTTTTTTCAGGGTAAAGGTGGAGAAGCACCGTCAAAAAAGGATATTACAGAAGCATCGAGTATTAGAAAAGCATACACTAAGGCATTGCAATGTCGTGCATCAGGCAAACCTTTCCCAAAAAAGAGCATAATTATTGCGATCCTTGACGTGTATAACACTGCTCGCCAGATAATTTTGTCTGGAGATCCTGATGCAGACTGGATTGCGGCGCGTAGTACGCTAGAGGAATGCTCATGCCCTCGGTTAAAACAGGTGGCAGAAGAAGCTCGTAATTTGAGACTCTTGAACCGTGGCACTCAGCTACGAGAATCATTATCCCAATGCTGGCGTGATTATGGCGCTTACGCAAATGCATTAGATATTGTTAGGAACTCGTTTATTCAGGAGCATTTTGCCACAGCTAATAAACCAGAAACTGGTGTGGTAATTATGAATATGCATAAAGCAAAAGGTAAGCAATTCGATGAGGTGATAATCTTTGAAGGTTGGCCGCAGGTAGTTAGAGGAAAAATCGTTAGTAACTCAGACCGAATTGTAAGAGGAAATTCAAAAGAGCAAGATTTAACCCATTACCGGCAAAACTTTCGAGTCAGCGTTACGAGAGCGAAGTCAAAAACAACAATATTAACACCAGCAAACGATCCGTGTGTACTGCTGATTGCAAATGATATGGATGTTTAATCCCGCTCCAGCGTAGCAATCACTTTCAGCTTCTTCTGGCCATATTCAAATGTTCCCCACCACTGCTCCTGTCCGGCAACGGTGCGGCGTTCCAGCATCAGGGTAAAGCGGTTAATTCCCATCTTTTTGGTTAGTGCAAAATCCTCCAACTCATACCAAGACCGGCGTGCCTGCGTGGTTGCCATGCGTTTTACAGTGTGCGCGTAAGTGTCGAGCAGCGCCTCAATTTCTGCATCGGTGCATTTGTCATTCTGGACGTCTTCAATCATGGCTTTGTAAAAAAGTTTGCTCATTGCTATCTCCTTGTTTTTGCAGTGTTTGTATGGACATGAATGCTTCCTTCCGAGCGTTAATCAACTGAATAAGAAGGAATAATCGCCCTATTCCGACGCGTTGCGCGAAAGCCGCTATCACCAGCGGCACAAGGCTTTTCCCACCTCGTTATGATCGAGGATTTGCCGCGCTGTGCCATCCGTTAGCGTATCCTGCTTGCTGATGTAAATTGGCCTGCCGACGGTGCAGAAGCTGTCAGTCACGCGACCATTTATCGCGCAGGCGTTCAGCAGCATCGCCATCAGCAAGAGTGCGACGGTTTTTGTCTTGGACTTCATGGGATTTTCTCACGTTTTCGGATTGCGTTTCCAGCGCATCCACCCGCTCGGCATTCCGACCGGCGCGACGAGCGGCCAGCAGAATTCCGAGGAATGAAAGCGCCGCCATGCACCACGCCACAACGCGCAGCGCATTGGTGGTGAAGAAGGCTTTGATGGCGGTAATCATATTTTGCCTTCCTTCCGGGCTTGGTAACGGCTCCACGCGATGTAGAGCAGCGCCATTGCCAGCACCGCGACAATTGCCCACGGTGCTGCCTGCGCCAGCGTTGTCGCAAGAGGCATGGCAGGCTCCAGCGTTTCGATAGCCTGCGACACCGCGCCGATGCCGACGCTGGCAACGCCGCCGATCTTGGTGGCAACCATCGTATCGGTTTTGCCGATAGGCTTAATCTGGTTCAGCGCATCCTTGGCAGTGACCGGCGGCTTGGTGTCGATGTCATTGAAGAACATATGACCGCTAGTGAAATAGACCGGCTTTTTGCCCCGCGACCATGCCGGTTTTACAGCAGGCGTGTGGTAGTGCGTGCTGGCCGTAGTTGGATCAACCAGCTGGTGATCGACCGCTTTCATGGCAATCTGCACGCATTTATCGAACCATGCGCCATTGGCCTTGAATATCCGCGCCCGGTTCGGGTCGCTGGTGTTCCAGCAGCTGAATTGATACGGCTGGATGCAGACGGATTCTACGTCATCCGGCCAGTTGGGGAGCGCCACCCGGTTCATCACCACGCAAGCGATGGCGGTGGCATCCTGAATGTCATGAGGTTTGGCCTCGCCGTAGAGTGTGCGTGCCAGCGTGTCGATATGTTCTGCTTTCGTCGTCATAAGGTTTTCCTTTGGTTGTGTTATTTCCAAGTCAGGTTTCCGGCTGCAAAGCTGAGGAAGGCGACAAGGCCAGTCCACAGACCTCCGACGATCAGGAGCGTGCGAAGGCTTCCTTTGCCTTGATTCGCCAGCGCGGTAAGCGCCTTCACTTCCTCCACCAGCCCATCCACGGTCTTTGTGAGCGTTTGGATTTGCGTGTTCATCACGGCCAGCTGCGCTTGCACGTCTTTCTCTTCGTTTGGCGGCATGTCGGTTTCCTTTTGGTTCAGGCATAAAAAAACCGCCTCAAAGGGCGGTCGGGTTGAAGTCAGATGCTGGCGGCTACCAGTTCCAAGGGCCGTGGGGTTTGAGATACTGCACGTTGAGACGCACCAGCCCGCCTGTGAATGCGCCTGCATCGGGTGTGAGTAACAGCGGCGTGTCGCTGTAATAACTCACGGGGTGATATGTCAGGCCGATATTGGTGGAATCCACTGCCTTACCGATGCCATTTCCATAGCGCGAGGTATCGCCGGACACGCCAACGCCGAAGGTGGTCACGCTACCCGTGACGGCATTGATCACCCGCGTATTGACGGCCAGCACAATCGAGCGTTCAGGGATATTGAGGCTGGTGGTGTTGGTGACGCTGACGTCAACATCCTCCTGCCATCTCAACACGCGGAGATATTCGCCGCTATCTCGCAGAATCAGGCCGAATGAGACCCACGCCGATCCGTTCCAGGTGATGCGTGCATCCAGCGATTCCACCACCGCATCCATCCATTTGAACGGCGCATAGAACACCCAGCCGCCCGTGAGAAATTGCGCCAGCTTGTTATTCTGGCCTGCGAAATCTCCCGTGGGGCTGGTTCCGACAATATAGAGGTCACCCACCGCAGGGCTGCCGGGTGGCGTATCAGCTATATCTGCCACCACGGGGGTGATAAACGCATCAAGGCGGTTTAAGCCTTCATTATGCGTCACTTCTTTTTGTAAGTTGATTTACTTTAGGTTGTATATTATAGTGAAGGGATGGTAACTTATAAAGAAATTCAACAAATTGTAAAAGAAGAACATGGATTTATTCCTAAGTCCTGCTGGATTGCACATATCCTTTTTGATCATGGTCTAACAAAGCGTCAATCATCTAATCGTATAGATCCGAATATTCGCAAATATCCATGCCCCGAAAACAAGCGTCTCCAAATTGAGCAGGTGATGAAACGGTTAAAAATATTATAGAGTCAAATTTATTAATAACATTCAAATAGTTAAAATAAAAATGTAATAAATATGGCACATCCAAAACAACATCATTATGTACCCGCATTTGTTCTAAGAAATTTTGAATCTGGCAACAAAAGGCAGCTTTTTGGATATGATAAACATACAGATAAAGTATTTCGCACTAAAGCTGCTAACATTGCCAGAGAAAAACATTTTTATGACTTTGAATTTGATGGAGAGAAATTTAGTTTAGAAGAAGGATTGCAAGAAATAGAAGATTCTGCTGCACCATATATTCAAAGGATTATTCAAGATAAAAAACTAAATATATTTGATCCTCTTGAGAGAGGCTATATAGCTAGATTTTTAGCTGTACAAATGGTTAGAACCCCTGCACTGCATATAACATTTGAGGATGTATTTCAGAGAATGAAAATACATTTACGTAATGACGGCGCACCAGATGAATTTTTTAATATTGAACCAGAATTAGGAGATAAAGAAAATGCGTTGCGTGTAATTATGGCGCAAAATATTTACAATGCACCTCAAGAATATAGTCATTTATTTTTAAATAAGAACTGGCTTTTATTTCAATGTTCTAGCCACAATCCTTTTTTGATAGGCGATCACCCTCTTGTTATGCATAATACATTACATAGGGCAGGTAGAGGAAATCTTGGAATAGCAGTTGATGGAATTGAAATATATATGCCATTATCACCGACTTTAACTCTAGCTTTGTTGTGTCCAAATTATTATAGGGAATTCAGGCAATGCTATAATCCAATTTATTTGGAAGAAAAAAATGTAGAATTTCAAAACTCGTTGCAAATTTTTCATTCTGAAAGATTTTTATTTTCAGCAACCAATTCATTTACGTTGGCAAAAGAAATGATAAGCGCAAATGTTTCTTTCCGAAACGGGAAGCGTTTGGAAAGCAATTTTGATTAAGAATAGTATTATTAGCGTAAAACTGATTCGTTCCCTCCAGGTTCCGTAAAGCGTAATATCCGCCATCTGTTTAGCCTGCGTCGCGCCCATCACAATCGGCAGATTGGTAGTAACCTGATCCACCGCCTTGGTGGTTTGCCGCTGGGATACCTGTGTGACCGGATCATAATTGAACGGCCTGTCGAGGTAAGTGACATTCACGCGCTGGGGTAATTCCAGCTCCTGCGCGTAATTAATCTCCAGTACATCCTGCACGCCGCTTTTGGCGCTGGGGATGAGATCATCCTCAGAAATGGATTTAACCGGCTCCGAGCCACGCGGCACGCATTTCAGGATGCCGTCGCTTTCCACCACTTCGAAGAAGAACGCAGCGGCCAACTGCTCCAGCGCATTCCGCACCGTGATCGGCTGCTGAAGGATATAGCCCTCTACCGTGGCGGTAAGGCGGGTTACATCATAATCGCTGGCGGTAAGCCCAGCTTTTTGCAGCAATACGGCAACGATTGCGCCGAGTGTGGAATTGCCCAGCTTGCCGTTGACCCAATGGCCAGTCGCCCAGAGGATGGAATCCTGCCAGACGCCTTCCAGATCAGGCCAGAAAGAGAATGGCCGCGCATCCCACGTCCATATGAAACGCCGCGCCACGAGGCCACTATTACCTGATTCATGTTCACGGGAATCGAGGTAATCCAGTGTCGCATCGAGCGCCACGCGCTGCGCCTGAAAATCGGTGCGGCCACGGCTGCCACGCGGGAAGAAGCTCTCGCTGGAAGTGGGGTCATAAAACACATTGGGCTGGTTGGTGCAGCCATCCACGCTTGGGAAGCCGAACTCGGTAAACCAGACGGGCTTCATCTTCGCCGTCCAGCCCGTGACGTTAGAATCGGGGTTCGTGTGCGTATTTTTCCACCAATATTCCAGATTCTTCCACGCATAGGCAGGGTTGCCGCCATAGCTGGTTTGGCCGGTGCGGTTTACAGAGTCGGAGTAGTAATAGTCCCAGCCTTCGCCACTTTCCCAATATTCAGCAATCAGCTCTGGCGTGATCTGAATCTGCGGTAGGTCGGGTGTCAGCGGGAAATAGCTGTCGATGCCCACCATGTCGATATTGCTCGATGCCCAGAGCGGATCGAGGTTAAACCAGCCGCCCACACTGTGATACTCGCTACAGTCGGCGGCATAAGTGATCAGCGTTCCCGGCATCGCCGCTTTCACGCTGCCTGCCAGCGTTACCAATCTCGATACAGCGGGATAACTGCCCGGTGAATCGGTAAAGCCCGTCATGCCGATGAGTTCCGAGCCGATGACAAACGCATCCACATCGCCACTCAGCAAATTGGTGTAGTGCATGACGAACGCATTGTAGCCGTTGGTTTTGGTGAACCAGTTGTTGCAATCCGTGGCGTTGGCTGGCTCGATGCGCCCGCGCCATGGCTTTGGCACAGGGGTAATCGTATCCACAAAAATCATGGGATAGAGCATCACATTCAGGCCACGGCTTTTCAGCTCCGCGCAGATCTGCACCACCGTATGATCCGAAGGCGTACCGCCATAGGTGAGCTTGTCGTCATCGAAGAACAGCACGATTTCTGCCGCTGCACGGCTGATGCCTGCCACACTCCAATCCTGCGGCAACACCTGTGTGGTGCCGTGGAACTCCACCTTGGGGATGATTTCGCACGCGCCCGCATCGGTGCTGGTGGCAAACCACGTCACTACCACCGCCACCCACTCAAGGTTTGGCAGGGTTTTCTGCAATTGGTCGATGGCCACCTTCACATCGGCCTTGCCATCGTAATTATGCATATTGACGGTTTTCTTGTTACCTGAAGGGGTGAATGCTCCGCCGAAATAGGCGTAATACCCATCCTGCTTGGTGGTGACCTGTGTGCCATAGACAAATTCGCCAGCGCCTGGAATGAGCACCATATCCTTGATTTTATCTTCCACCGACGGGCTGAACTTCACTGCACGGCGCATCTCAAACGTGAAGTTGGGGATGCGATTGCCGTAAGCGGCCAGCGGAAAATCTTCCACCACCACATAGGCGCGGCCACGATAGGCCGGTATCGTGCCTGCAGGCAGATACTTGGCCATGATGTCATCCACACCCTGCGTTTCATCCCCGAAATGGACATTGTATTTGCCCTGGGCAGAGGAAAGCTCGGCCTCGGTCAGCACTTTGCTATCTGCCCAGACGCGGATCACTTCATCAATCGGCCCCTCGCAGATCGCAATCGCCAGGGTGACGTAATATTCATAGGAAATCGTAGTCTGGCTGGTGGTGGTCTTGCCACCACCACCGCCTTTGCCGCCACCGCTGGAGGTTTGCGTGGTGGTTTTCTCGCTCTTTACTTCCTTGATGTCCGTTGACCAGATGACATTTCCCGCCAGCCGCATTGTGCCGAATACCTGTGGGATCATGTTGCCATAGGTAGACACCTGCGCCCGCAGGTCAGCAAGGCGCGGTCCTTCTTGCGCCGGTAACTGCACGCGCTGAGTCTTCGGGAAAAACATCCCCGCCGCCATGCCGCCAAGGTTTGCACCGAGCACAGCACCGGAGGGGCCGCCCAGCACAAATCCGGCAACGCCGCCAACAACAGGAAGGACAATATCAGCCATGGGTTATTTCAGGGGTTGGAGTTGTTTCGTTTTGAATCGGTAAACATGGGTCAGCATTCGGCGCATGCCATCGCTAAAGGGCTGTTCCACCACCCAGCCGGAAGTGGAGGTGCAGTGAATGACACCCAGCCCGCCAGTGGGATATTGCGTCAGCAGGCCGACATGCTGCGGATCGGTGAAGAACTTAAACAGCAGCACATCACCTTCGCGCATCTTCTCGGCAGGTATTTCACGCAGATGCTTTGAAATGCTGGCCACCAGCCGCCCGCGCTCTGGATACATGGAGTAATTAAATTCATCATGTTGAGAGAGCGGCTTGCCTTGGCCATCCTGCAGGCCAAGCTCATCAATCACGCCGATCACCAGCCCGATGCAATCCACCCCACAAGGGCCGCGCTTGCTTTTCTTCAGCCTGCCTTGGTGGTGGTATTTCGTGCCGAGCCAACTTCTGGCCTGCGCGGTAATCTGTTGTGGTGTGATTTTAGTCATTGCGGTTTGCCTTATCCATGGTGCCAGCGGTCATCAGCAATTTGTCCACGCCCGGCACATCCGGTTCGCCACGGAAATTAAGGATATTGCTGAATTTCGACTGGCAGGTTTCGCGGGTCTTGTCACAGCCTGCGATGATCTTAAAACTATCTCCGGCCTGAATAGATTTGCCCATCGGCAAAGCCAATACGACCTTACCGGCAGCGAATTCCTTCACTTCCATGCGCCGACCTTCATTATTGCCGGAGAGCCACTCCACTTCGCCGCCGGTAAACCAGCCCGCATCCTGAGTGAGGGCGGAAGCGATAAAGGTCTGGTTATTAGTGACATCGCTCACTGTGGTAGTGACAGTCACACCCGCCAGCGCCACTTTGCACTTGGTGTCGCCCAGAATGGCGCGGCAAGAGGGCGAATACACATCGCCAATCGTCTGAGAGAGGTGCTGAGTCAGCCCACGCACCTCGGCGCGGAACATCGGGCCGTTCAATGTCACTTCACCCAGCCGCCCGCGCTTCACTACCAGCTTGCCCTGCGATAAATCCTCATAATTAACCATGAAGATTTCGATTTCGGCGTAGTCATAGAGGCCAGCCAGCAAATCCGATTCCGTGATTTTGGACGGGAATGTCTGGCCTTCGACTTCCAGATTATCCACGCTCATGTTGGATTTGCTTTCCACCGTGGTCGGCGTGAACCCGGCGATGGAATCATAATCCAGCCCATCGACGGTCAATACCTGGTCGTGATCGGTGAAGCCCAATTCCTCGCCATCGAGCCGGATAATCTTCCAGCAGGTGGCCAGCGTGGTCATGTCACTGGCGAAATGCGCCTCAAGCTGCGGTGTAATCACTCTCATAAATTCGTTGCCACGTTAAAGATTTTTCCAATATATTACGCTCATGGCCAAGACACTGATTTGCAAAGCCTGTGGTCACATGGGCAAACCGGCACGGAAGACGAAGGGCAGTCTCCTGATTGAGATTGTCCTGTGGATTTGTTTTATCGTTCCCGGCTTGGTCTATACGCTGTGGCGTTGCACCACGCGGTTCAATGCCTGCAAGAAATGTGGTGGTATCGAATTGGTGCCAGTCGATTCCCCCATCGGGCAGAAACTGGTTAGCGAGCACCATCCCGCCTAGACGCGCACCTCGATCAGCGGAATGTTGTTCCAACTACCGGCGTTGAAGCTATCCATCGAAAGCCCCAGCTCGTCTGTATCGAACCGCACCGGCACATCAAATTCGAAATCCACCGTGAGCGTGCCGGTATGGGTGGTGGTGATGATGCCGGTGGCCGTGTCCACGCTCCAGCCGCTCACTTGCAGAATGCTGTTTTTGTAGAGCTTCACCGTGCCAGCGACCGGCTTACTGATAATGCGCTCCGACACCACCGCACCGCTGACATACCGCTTCACCAGCTGGTATTCATCGCCACCGAGCGATTGCAGCGGCTGGTTCACTGCTTTGAAGTCACTCCAATCCTTGAAGCGAAATCCCACCGCCTTGCCACGCCGCGCACGGAAGAAGGCAATCAGCACCTGCCATTGCGTTTCGGTTTTAACGCCGGAGGCGGCGTTATACCGCGCACGCGCTTGGCTCCATTTGCTGTTGCGTTGTTCATGCCCGGATACAGTGGTAACCACATCTGTCATAAACATCGGACCGCCATTCGCGCCATAGCTGATGTCGCTTGGGAACTGGGTTTCTACGAAGCTTGTCATGTTGATATTCCAAATAGTTAAAGCCCAAACGTTAGAGTTTTGGCTGGAAAGGCGGCAAAGAATGAGTGAAGAATGTGTAGATATGTCGGACCATCTCCACACATCATTCCGCTGAAAATCCCTTTATTCAGGTCAATTCAGCGGCGTTTTTCGGAATGAGTGAAGAACGTATGTAGATGTCGGACCATCATCATACATTCTTTGGCAAAGCCGCCTGAGCGAGAAAAAGCTGGCTGATTTGTCAAGAACGTATCGGGATGAGTCGATATATCGGACCACCTCTACACATTCTTTCGAGGTTTCTTGCTGCAATGGGCATATTCGTCGAGTTAGCTGCAGGAATGCATGAGAATAAGTCGGAATATGTCAATATGTCGGACCATCACTACAGATTCCTCCGCGCCCGTTCCATTTGTCGTGCCATATCCGCTGCAATCTGGCTTTGGCTTTGCCGGAAACTGCGAACATCGGGTGTTTGCACACTCATGTTGATGGTAATCGGCGCACCACCTGCCATGGCTTGATTGGGCAGGATATTGAGTGGGGAATTTCCTGCAAATGCCAGCTCAGGCCCGCGTTCGCCAACGACACCGAACTGCCCTGGCTTCAGCTTGCCACCGTCAGCGAAGAATCCGCCGAAGAAGTTGCCGACGCTGGAGAGTAAACCGCCAAACCCGCCACCCGATCCACCGCTGCCACCGAATAACCCGCCGATAGAGCCGAAGATATCATCCATAAAACCACCTTTGCCAGTGATTCCGAGATTCTTCAGTGCGCTGTTGAGCAAGGCGCGGTTAATGTCGGATAGCATGCCTTTAAAGAAATCGCCGAAGCCATCGAAGCGTCCGCTGATTGCGTCCAGTGAGTCGGCAATCGTGCCTTCCATGGTTTCGCCGATGCGAGAAAATTCATCACCAATCGTTTCGCCCGTTTTCTTAGTGGCATTTTCCATCTTCTGGTTTGCCTGTTCTACGGCACGACCAAAGGTTTCCTGATTGATGTAGCCTTTCTCCAGCAGCTGGTTGAGCTGCGTCATCTCCTTGTTATAATTTTCCAGCGGCGTGCGCGTAGCATCGATGATGCGCTGCGCTTCCTGCTGGAGCTTGTTGAACTGCTTGGTGTATTGAAATATACTTGAAGACAATGGACATGTCTGTTAAAAAATCATTATGAGTGATGATAAATATATTTACGCTGGGATTGCTTCAATCATAGCCGCAGTAATTACTTTAGCGGGAGCTTTACTGAGCGTTTGGGTAACTAATAGGGCAAACTTAAGGCGCATAAAATTAGAACAAGATTATCAAAAAACAAAAGATACAAAGGCTTTTCTTACAAGCAAAGCGGAAGAATTATATGAATTAACCGAAAAATGGTTTATTAGTTTATCTGGCTATTATCTTAACTTATCTTTTGTTATGCAAGGAAAAATAACTTATAATGATCATTTGGATTGGATTATAAAGCAAAATACGGATGAGATTAAGTTTTATCGTATAGAAATGATAATCAGTCTTTACATTCCTCACTTAAAAAATTGTTATGAAGAAATCATAAAATCTCGCAGTGTATTGAATGAAATACATAGAAGATATAAAAAAGACTATGAACAGGGATATGCTGATGGTTCAGCATATTTAAGAGATTATGTTTCTGCTCAACATCATATAGAAAAGCATTTCGAAGATTTCAAACAAAAAATCGCAGCATTTGTAAAATCTATTTAACGGTTTTTGATTTACCAAAATATAGATTATGTAGTGCTAACTGGCAGTATCGGACGGAGTTTGCCTTGTGGGTATCCACATACCGAAAAATTGCTCTTCTATTTTCTCGGTATGTGGATACCGCACCATACTCAATCTTGCTGTTTTTCTATTTGTGAAATACGATATTCTAAATGCTTATAATCCGACTTATAAGCATAAATAGTAATACTAAAAAGCAGAGTGATTGTAAATAGTATGATAGATATTATGATTTCTAAAGTCATAATTAAATACTCCAATTTAGGAGCTGTGCATAATCAGGATAGACTATTAGATACAAAAAGGCAATTCGTATTTTTATAAGATCTTAAGGCTTTTAATCCATATTTTGAATGATAGGTGTTACGGTTTGTTCGCTGAGTGCGCCTGTGCCAGTGAAGCTGAAGGATGCTTCCACCAACCCATCGAAAGAGGCGCTGTAGGAAATGGAAGTGATGATTGCATCTCCACTCCAGTATTTCGCTCCGGTGTCATCACCTTCGGGATAAAGGTTAAGCGTCACGGTCGCGCCTGCGGCCAGAGCGCCTTGGCCTTCGGTGTCGGTTTCGTCCCAGAACGCATCGAAACTGCCCGACCAGCCTTTGATGGTGGCCTGGTTCTTGCGCCACTGCGTTCCGATGATAGATGCGTCGACGGTGTCGGATGTGACTTCCATCGACCATGATTTTACTTCTGCGACCTGGTCAGTCCCGATAAAGACTTTCCCCTCGCTGCCAGCGTGTGTTGCCATGGTATTCTCCTTGTTGGTTGGTTAAATAAAAAAGGGCAGCCCCGTGAGGGACTGCCCAGTGATGAACCGCGAGTCTGGAGGCATCAGACTGGGGTTTGCGGCTCATGTTCCTTGACGGCGTAAGCCGCACTGAATGTAAGAATGGTGACGGCAATCGGCTTTTCGCCGTCATCAGAAAATTGGGTTTCGGTGCTGCTGAGACTGATGTCTTTTACCAATCCGCCAAGTGTGGGATCAGCGCCGATCTGCTGCTCAATTTCCAGCGCCAGCGTGTCGGCAATTTCATCCACATTACCGCGAGCCTTCACATAGGCTTCGATGGTTACCAGCAACTCGCGCTGCTGCGTGCGCGGGCGGCTGATGGAGCGTTCGCCGACCGTTTCCTGCTTGGTGTAAACCAGAAGGGCTGGCAGCTTGGCATCATCCAGCGCATAAACCCGCGCTTCATAAACGTGGTTTTCAGCGCTGGTATTGCCAGTGAGCAATGCAGTGACCGCATTGCGGATTTTGGTGCGTGCGTGTGTCATAACTTCTCCAGCATAATTTCTGTGATGCCCTCGCTATCCGGACGGATGACAGCCACTTCATAATCCTTACCATCCACGGTAAACTGATCGCCGGTTTGCAGCTCAGCCACATCAGCGGTGCGAACCGAGAGGACGGGCTGCGCCACCACCACATCCACCGATTCGCCGCTGGCCAGCTCACTGTAGGCCTGCAACATGCCGGACAGGACGCGAGGTGCTCCACCAGTTGGGGTGTAGGTGACCTCGCGCCCATCCAGCGCGTTCAACAACGTCAGGTGATGGCCATGCATGTCGTCGATAAACGGCATTACAGCCCCACATTGAGCAGGATTTTGGCCGTTGCATCGCCGCTTAGCGCCGCTTCTGCCGCCACGCCGACGATGGTATTGCCGGATGCGGTGGTAGTCAGCACCGAGTTAGTGGCATCCCAATAGAGCTTTGCGCCCTGGCTTACTGCGCCAGTTGCTTTTGGCACGCTGAATACGCCTTTGATATGCACCGCGCCGGTTTTGCCGTTAGCGATATCGGTGGTGGCAACACCGCCAATTGCGCCAATCAGCACGAAATCGCCGGAATCAATATCCGCTCCGGCGGTGTAGTTGAGGGCATTGCCCTCCTGAACGAAGTTAGTAGCCATAAGATTCTCCTTAAAGTTAGTTGGTTAGAGGATGTTTGTAAGTTTTGTACAAAAGTGTTATAGTGAGGCTATAAGATGAAAAATCGGAGGTTTTAGAATGCAAACAGTCTCTTCAAGCGAAGCCCGCAACAATCTTGCGGCCATGCTGGATAAAGCCCAACATGAGCCTATCGCCATCCAGAAGCAGGGCAGAAAAGCCGCTGTTCTCGTGTCCTATGAAGAATACGAGCGGCTAACCAATGCTTCCGCAGCCGCGTTTCAGGCGATTTGCGACACGGTAGGAGCAAAAGCGCAGTCCAGAGGATTGACCGAAGAAAAACTCGCGGAGATTCTGGCTGAAAATGACTAATTCCAAACTCCGCGTTATCCTCGATATCAATCTACTGATAAGTCTTGCTCTCACGCCTCATTCCGTGACAGCCAGTGCGGTTCGCATGATTATCGACCATTGCCACCTGCTGGTATCACAGGCGACCATGGATGAATTTGCGACTGTTCTGAACCGCATCCAGACAAAGGGCTTCATTAAGCAGAACGAAGCTCTTGCACTGATTCATGCTTATAAGGAACTGGTTGAGTGGGTTCCCATCATTGAGCATGTAAAAGAGTGCCGTGACCCGAAAGACGATAAGTTCCTCGAACTCGCCGTAAATGGCAAAGCTGAATACCTTATCACTGGCGATCAGGATTTACTGGTACTTCACCCGTTCAGAGACACTAAGATTCTTACCACCAAAGATTTTATCGACTTACTCCTCACTTAAGCGCCCGGATTTTTATACAGGGTGCGGAACTCCAGCGGCGCTGCTGCCGCATCGATGCGAACCTTGTATTCCACACCGTCAATCGTCCAGCCGTCTTGCTGATCTAGGAATGGAGCGGCAATGCCATCGAGATAGCCCACCTCAATCGTGTCAAACACGCTCGGATCAGCGGCCAGATACCATGCGATGGTAGAGGCAGCATCCAAACGCGCATCCACAATCACCTCAGCTGCGTTGCGAACAGGGCTTAAGCACACGGCTATTGGTTTTCGACGGATCGGTTTCCGAGGTCATCAACACTTGCGCCGTATCTTCCAATGCCGCAGGCACAAGCAGAAACGATGGGCGGATGTTCAGCGTTGCCTTACCATTCTTCTGGGTACGCATGGCGGTGCGCCCAGCGCCAACACTGGCAGCAGTGATTGCCGCGCCACTGCCTGCCAAGTTGTTATGGCTGGCATGGAACAGCGCGACCCCATTACTCATGGTCGGGTTACTGAATATTTACATCACTATCAGTTTGTGTTATAAACATATTATGACTTACGCACTTATTGATAATGCTACCATCACAGCCGTTCAACGCATTATGGGAACAGCACCTACTCGCTCAACAGATAACACTGATGTTGATATTATTGCATTAGATAATATGCTTCAAGCGATATTGTTTTATGATGAGATAACTGCGATAGATGATTATAAGCCAGAATTTCAAACACATCGCAAACAACAATTTTCACATATACGCTTTTTGGACTCATCACAATATACACTTCCAGCTATTAAAGAGTATGCGAACCAAAAAGCTTCAGAATTACTGCCAGAAATTAGAGGCGGAGAATTTACCAATTCTGATTTCAAAAATTTCTTTGGCATGCTTCAAACAAATATAATCTGCACTTGGGATATGTCATCAAGTGTATATTATCTAACACTTAAAATGTTAGGGGAAGCACGAGGAGAAGAATTTGAGAAATATGGAAAAATTGCTGCGGCGATTTTTAGTGAGTTACAGGATTGTCGCAATTCTTCGGGGGTTACAAAAAATGATGTTTTGTTATACGATAGTGCTGGAAACAAAATAGATAAAGATTATAAAATTAATGGTTATCACAATGGTGAAAGAACACAGCGTAATACTGGTGGCATGACAGATGCACTTAAAGCATTTACTGCTTCTTTAATATGGATAGCCAATCGTAGCATTTATTACACGAATGCAGCGCATTACTTACATGCAGATTCCATTTTATATCCTATAAGGCAAGCATACCAGCAACATTATTTCCAAAAAACACTGCAATTAGATAGCAATCATATTCAATCACTCATCAAAAAAACAACGTCATCTATTTCGCAAGATATAGTTGAGATAACGAATAACAGTCGTAGTGCCAATATAACCTTTGAAGTTCCAGTCATTGCAGCATACTTGATAAATCAGTGTGATTCACCCGAACATATTCTTGTTGCAGCAAATGATTTAAGAAACCGTCCTATATTACAGGAATTTAGGGGCATACTGAGAGAAATAAGAAATACATTGGATGATGGTGATAGAATTACTTTGAATAAAAAAACTCAACAACTCACATCAGACATTAGAAAGTGTAGTGATTCCATAAGAGGTCAATTTGGCATAAAAACGCAATCAGGTGTGCCAATCAAAAAGATAGTGCAATGTTATAACACTCATGCTTCTATGATAGGATTACCTACATTCCCTGAATATGATGGAAAAATTCCATTGCCTCAGTTTATGAATAAAAGCAAAAAATCTGGATTATCCTTATTTTATAGTGACGTAACCAATGATTTGAGTCAAATATGGGCGTTGGGTAAAGCAAAAGATAGACTTGGTAGTAAAGTGTATAAAGAAAGAGGTAAGGAATATAATCCTAAGGCTGAATCACCTCGATACAGAAAAGTACATTCCGAATGGAAAAGTCCTATGTAATTTCCTAATACTTTACATCATCTACTCCACAAACTCTGGGTGCGGATACCGGCCATCCGTCTCGCCAGCCCGGATAACCTACCGAAGGTTCCCATGGCTTTCGTCGCTGCCGAGGAAACGCTTGCTGCTCGCTCCCTTGGCATCGCTGGTCGTTGGTGTCGGATAAAACATCCCATGCACCAGCTGATCCCGCAGGTTCGCCGTCTTGCGCCGCCCTTTGCGTGGGCCGGTCATCTGCTTTTCCAGCGCCGCTTTGCTGCGTGGTGGCAGGCTGTCCATGGTGTTTGGCGTGGCCCACAATCCACACTCGGTCGCGTCGGTGTGGCGCTCCGACGGCACAAGCTGGAACAATAAATGGTTGCACGGCGTAGCCCGCACTTTCCAGATCAGTTTTCGTGCGGGTGAATGCCAGACTGGTGAAGTGAGCAACATTCTCACCAATGACCCAAGCGGGCTGTGCTTGTTGTATGAGGCGAAACATTTCCGGCCAGAGGTCGCGGTTATCTGCCGTTCCCTTTTTTCGTCCAGCGACGCTAAAAGGCTGGCAGGGAAACCCTCCGCAGATAAGATCAATGGCTCCAGCATAAATAACTCGGCCTGCGTCATGTAAGTATCCGTCATGGTAGCGTAATTCCCGTATGTCTTTGTTAATCGGCAGTTTCGGCCAGTGCTTCTGCAACACCTGCTGGCAGAAGGGTTCAATCTCACAGAACGCCACCGTTTCCATGCCAGCGCGTTCCAAACCGAGAGAGAAGCCGCCGATGCCGGAAAACAAATCCAGCACTTTCAGCTTGTTCGGCATGGCATTCTCTCTTCAGTTAAAATTCCAATCGTCGTAGCCCATCCACTGGCTGGGCTTCTGCGTTTCCTGTTTCTGTTCTTCGCGCTGCTGCAGGCGGTCGCGTTCCTGTTGTTTTGCCAGCGCATCGAGGTTTGGATTCAGGATGTGCAGCGCCGCCAAACCGTAAACGCGACAATCCAGCGCCTCATTGCGTCGGCCTTTCGGAATCACCCAGACGCGGGTGGGATGGCCGTTCACAAATCGTGTCTGAATGCGCTCCGAGGTGAGTTGCTTGAAGTATTCCTCCGGATATTCCGCAGGGAAATGGCAGTAACCTGGCCCCGGCTGGTGGATTCTCAGCCGTGAGTAAATCATCTGTTTCGCTGTGTCCGTGCCGATAGAAAACAACTTCACGCGCAGCTTGTTGGCTTTGCTGAATTTGCTCACCAGCGGTTTGCCGATCTGACTTGCGCCCTTGATCGCATACACGCGCTGATGCTCACGGTTCTTGCAGAATTCATAGACTTTCTGCGTGTGATGGCCGCCCGTATCCACGCACATGCAGGCAATCGCCAGCGTGCGCCCATCGGTGGTTTTGATCGTCTGGTTCAGCACCGCATCAAGGTCTTCCCAGACTTTCGTCTGAGCGGGGTCGCCATGCAGCACATGGTATTGCAGTGACCAGCTTTCCTGCCCAATGCCCCAGCCGATGACTTCCACCTCCAGCCGGTCACCCTGAACATCCACGCCAGAGGTAATCACCACAGCGCCTTCCGGCGCGATGCGTCCCCAGTTTTCCTTGCGCTTCAGCAGGCCATTCGGGTCGATGCCTTCGGTCGCTTCCTTCCAGGTTTCACCAAGGCTGGTATTCACCCAGACTTTCAGTGTTTCAGGCAGGCGCTTGGCTTTCATGAAGCCCACGACCATATCGGACCATTTCACCCATGGGCTATACAGCTCCGATATATGAAATCCGGCAATGCCGTTGAATGCCGCTTCCGCACGCCATTCGCCACGCGCCAGCATCCAGATTTTATCGCTCTCCTGCAGTTTGGCCTGACAATGCTCGCATTCATAATGCGTGCTTTCAGGTTTCAGCTTGTCGAACTTTACCTGCGCCCAGAACAGCACCTGAAAGGTGCCACACTCAGGGCATGGCACATAAAATCTCCGCATATCGCTCTGCTGGTAGCGCGATGCAATCTTGCTTTCACCCTCATTGGTCGGCGTGGAGGCCGTAACCAGAAGGCGGTTCCAAAACGTCGTGGTGCGCTTCTGCGCCAGCGAGCCGGGGTCACCCTCGGTGCCAGCCGAGTGCGGATAGCGGTCTTCTTCATCCAGAAGCACTATCCGCACCGGCCTGCTTGCCAGCGACGAAGGGCTGTTGGCTCCCGCCATGGTGATATGACCACCGGGGAACTTCTTGTGCAGCAGCGTGTTGTTGCTGTCCCGGCTGCGCGGGTCTTTGAACAACTCCATCAACACATCCGTATCGCGGATCATTGGTGCAAGACGGTCTTTGCTCTAGGTCTCCGCCATATCCAGTGTCGGCTGAATCAACAGCATGGGCGATGGGTCTTGGTGCGCGAAATAGCCGAGGATATTGTTAATAATTTCCGTCTTGCCCACCTGCGATGAGGTCATGAACACCACCTCAGACACGCCCGGTTCATTCACGGCATCCATCATGCCGCGCTGGTATGGCGCACGGTCAGTCACCCATTTTCCGGGTTCGCTGCTTGCCTCTGGGCTTAGGCGGCGATGCTGATCCGCCCACTGGCTCACTGTCAGTTCCGGCGGTGGCATCCATGCCGCCATCGCTGTCTTCGTCATCTGCGGATATGTCTTCGTCGTCGGGTTCATAAGTAGCCAGCTCCGTTAACGCCTCGTGAATCGTGCGCTTGAGGAATTTCTCAATCTCGTGGGTGTCTTTCAGGTTCGATATTTGGTAGGCGCTCTTGGTGGGGATGCCGAGCAGCTTGGCGCGGCACGCAGCCACCATCGCCAGCCAATCCGCTTCTACGCGTTCCACCGTCACCAGCTCGCCCGTTCGCTGGGCAAGCTCAATCTCCGCCATGTCTGCTTGCGCTTTCAGCAGCCGCGCACGCTCCAGATGCGTATCCTGTGGCGCAACACCTTTGCCGAAAGCGCGTTGCTGCAGGTAATTGATGTAGGCGCGAACGCTGCCCACCAGCTCGTACTGGTTCTTTTCCGGCTTCGGGATAATCCCATCCTGCGCCAGTTGCTGCACCCGTCGCTCGGAAATGCCGAAGAGCTTGGCGATGGTACTGACCGGATAAGCGGTGGGCATTGTAACACTCTCATTTTATTCGCATTTGTTGCTGCTAATTGACTTGATTGACCTCCCGATTGAAGCATTCATGGCCATGGTAAAAACTTAACCAAACCAAGGAGATAACCATGACCGCCATGACCCTAAGCAATGCCCAGCAACGCGTGCTGCAGGAAGCTGCCAGCGCACCCGAAAGCCCGATTGAATCTTTTATCAAAACCATGCCAGCAGGAGCTCAAGGCCTGATGCTGAAAGCACTGGAGCGCAAAGGCTGCGTTGAAGCACGCGGCAACGCGCATTTCATCACTGCAACGGGATGCAACGCGGTGGGACACACCGCAACACCAAGCGTTGAACCGAAACGCGAAAGCAAACAGGCAGTGATTATCAACCTGCTATCCCGCGAAGGTGGAGCGACACTCGCCGAACTCATCGCAGCCACCGAATGGAAATCCCATTCCGTGCGCGGCCATCTCTCCAACCTGCGGAAGAAGAGAGGGATGAATATAACCAGCGAGCGCCTTAACAGTGAGAATCGATATTTTCTTTCTCAGCCAGATGCATTGAAGTAGAATCTACAATTACCTGAGCCACATCAGGTCTCTCTTTAGCAATGATATCGCTGAACGCCTTTTGTACAAACGGGGCAACCCAATATTGTGAATCTGCCTCTGGTGTCATTCCCACTTCTAAAGCATCCAGATAATCGCTGGAGCACATGTAGTGGTCTTTCAGATAAAAGATGTAACTCAGGTGAAGTACAAAAATACTCCTAATATCAGCTCTTATAGCCTCAAGAGATGTAAGCCGGTTTTTCAAGTGCACCTGATTATCGTTAATCATCACATTCTGGAAAAAATTGTAGTGAATGTGATCGTTACAGCGTTCCTTGATTTTGCTGTAGGCATCATCTTTATACAAAAGGTTTGATATGGGCTTTAACCGCTCAGAACCTTTTATGTACTGCATGATAACGCGATATTCCGGCATCTTTTCTGTGCCTTGAATCCAGTCGGTTATCTTTTGCACTATAAAGTTCTCAATGCTGTGATGATCCTCCAGATAAAGATTCGTGTAGATGTTAATCACAGAGGAATCATAGTATTTCCGAAGCAAAGCATATGCATCACCAATGCGACCATTTTTCAGCACATGCATTAAGGATTCCAGGGTTCCCTGAATGGACGAGTAAACATAAGTATCAATGTTTATGATCGCCCGTGTCCCCATGGTTGGAAAGCTCATGATAGACATGGAAAAGCTATCGTAGAAATCTATGTATTCTTGCAGTTCTTTAAAAACTGCGTGCTCAGCATATTCCTTTCGATCAGCCTCGCTTCGTTTGCTATCCCACACGGATTCATCTGCACTCATTTTATTCTCATCTAGATAAACCAACAATCTTAGGCAGCATCTCCGCAAGGAAGGTTTCCAGATTTACCATCTGGACGCCGTCCTTCGTTGGGTAGGATTCACCTGATTCAGAGATAACAAAACTCTGCTCTGGCTCTACATCCTTGATCACTTCAAAAAACCCTTTCGAGATTCCGGCTCCCTGGCTGCGCTTGATTTCCGCGCAGTAGCGTTTGCCATTTGGGGCAACCAGTATTGCGTCGCTTTCCGCACCTTTATGCGTCCGATAGAAATAGATTTTACCCTGACCTCCAGAACATCTGCGTATTTGCTCCAGCACATAGCCTTCCCATGAAGCGCCAACGGCTACATGCCCCAGCAACTGCTCCGTATCCTGAATCCCCAGCAGGTGATGCAGTATGCCGGTGTCACGCAAATACAGCTTCGGCTGCTTCACCAGCCGTTTACTGATGTTTACAAAATAGGGCTGCAATCTCGTGATAATAAATCCACCCTCCAGCAGATCGAGATAACGGCTAACTGTTGGTACACTCACACCAAGAGCGCGGCTCAAATCGCTCTGGTTTAATATCTGCCCGTGCAGGCTTGCTATCATCTCCAGCATTCGCGTAACAAGCGGTGGCGATATCTGATGCCCTAACTCCTGCAAATCTCGCTGCACAAAGGTTTCAGTGAATGATTTCAGCCAGCGCTGAGCATGAGCAGGATTCCCTGCAAGCATGGCCTGCGGAAATCCTCCAAACAACCAGTGGTGATGCAGTGAAACCGTTCCTTTTGCTTCCAGCCACGAGAACGGGGTTAGCTCGTTATACGCAATGCGCCCCGCCAAACTTTCAGAACTGCCCTTAATCATCTCCGGTGAGGCAGAGCCGAGCAGAATGTAGCGCCCAGGTCTGCGATCCATATCAACCAGAGCACGAAGCAGAGCAAACAGCTCTGGCATGCGTTGCACTTCGTCAATCACGACGCATTTATCCTGATGGTATTTCAGGTACGTTTCCGCATCTTCGAGCTTTCTGCGATCCGCATCCAGTTCAAGGTCAAGATAGATGCTCTTTGCATCATCCAACTGCGCGATGATATGCTTTGCCAGCGTTGTTTTTCCAGCCTGACGCGGCCCGACAATCCCCACCACAGGGAAATATTCAAGGTCTTGTAAAATCTGTTTTATGGCATGACGTTTTAACATATCACCATATTACAACGGTGAAGTCTTAAAGTCAAACCTTAAGACTTCTACCTTATTTTATGGTCAATAATCACCTAATTCATTGTTTTTCCTTGTTTTCAGATAAAACAGCCTTTTTACCAGTGAAATCTTCCCAGCGCTTCACAATCACATCACAGAAAATCGGGTCAAGTTCGATTAGACGTGCCTGGCGCTTCAGCTTTTCGCAGGCAATCAGCGTGGTGCCGGAGCCGCCGAACGAATCCAGCACGATGTCGCGGCTCTTGCTGCTGTTCTCAATTGCACGGGCGACCAGCTCTACCGGCTTCATGGTGGGATGCAGGTCATTCACTTTCGGTTTGTCATAGTGCCAAACGTCACTCTGGTTACGGTCGCCGCACCAGAAATGCTTATTGATTAAACCGATTTCAAATTTCTTCTTGCATGATAAATTATCCTTTATTAGTGTGTTAAGCTATGGGATTTTATATTAAAGATAGTGTTAACGTTGGACCATTACGATTTAATTTATCAAAATCGGGGATAGGGGTTTCTGCTGGTATTAAAGGTCTGCGTGTTGGAACAGGTCCGCGTGGTAATTATATTCATATGGGACGAGGCGGTTTATATTACCGAAAAACTCTACCTTCTATAAGCAATCAAAAGAAACAATCATTTCAAGAAAATATTACACCATCCTCAAGCATTGAAATACCAAGTAACACTCATGCGCCTTTAGAAGAGATAGAAAGCACAACCGTTTTAAGCATGACTGATTCGGATTCAGTGGAATTACTAAATGAATTGAATGGAAAACGCAAAAAACACACTTTGTGGCCAATCGCTTTAGGATTAGGTCTTTTGTTTACAGGTTTGGCATCTTGGTCCATCATTGGTTTTGTGATTACAGTATCACTAACCATTATAGCTTATTACCACGACCTGATGAAAAAAACAGTTGTGCTTTTTTATGAATTTGAAAGTGATATAAAAAGCCTTTATGAAGATCTCCATTGTGCGATTGAAGAAATAGCTTCGAGCAACAAAATTTGGCATATTGAAGCACAAGGCGCAGTTTATGATAAAAAATATCATGCAGGCGCAGATAGTTTATTAAGGCGGAAAGCCACATTTATTGTCAAAAAAAATCCTAGTTTTGTCAAAACGAATATTACCGTGCCTGCAATAGGTGTTGGCAAACAAACATTATTTTTCTTTCCTGATAGACTTTTGGTGTTTGAAAATAACTCGGTCGGTGCAGTATCTTATAAAGATTTACAAATTACTACATATGTCAGCAATTTCATTGAAGCAGAGGGTGTGCCCAAAGATTCAAAAATTATTGGTAAAACATGGAAGTATGTTAACAAAAATGGTGGTCCTGATAAACGTTTCAGTCACAATCCAGAGATACCAATCGTAGAATATAGCTATATTGAACTAAAGAGCAAAACAGGTCTTAATGAATGTATCTGTCTTTCCAGAACTGATAAGTCACATACGTTTGAGAAAGCGATACAAAAGTTAAAATAAATTCTGTGCATCCGGCACGCAAAACGAAACGGACCTGAAAAATCCCACTTCGTTGTGACGGATGCTAAGTGTTTGATATTAGCCACTTCCGTTATCGTTCAAACGAAACGAAATGCTTGATTTTATACTGTGCCTAGCCAAATGCCGCGCCCTCGGCGTACCCGTGAGGGGGACGGCCTGGGAGTACCTTTTTGAATCGGCAGGATTGGCTGCGGCTAGAGGGTGACCGGTAGGCCAGCGCGATCAAAGCTCTGGCATTCAAATCCACCAGCGCGGTTTGGATAGCCAAGCTGGTTTGAAATGATCTGCGTCTTGCCTCGGCTCTGGTTGTCACACTCATGCGTGTGGCCGTAAACCCAAAGCGCAGGCTGGTGTTTGTCAATCAGTGCCAGCATGTCGAGTGAATTAAACGCAGGCATCAACGGACTGTTGCCATACTTAGTGTTAGGGTTGACCACAGGTGCGTGGTGGGTGATCACCACACGCGGGCCTGCCAAATCCTCGTCAAACCAGTGCGATATGTTCCTGACAAATGCGGCGTGTATATCCGCCGTATGTGCAGGGGTTAACCGTTGTTCGGCGCTCATTTTGATCAGGCGGTAATCATTCATGTTGGCCAGCGCTTCAAGCATGGCCTTCTCATTGCGCCCGTTAAAATCCGTCCACATCGTGCCGCCAAAGAAATGCACGCCATCTATGGTGATGGCCTGATCCTGCAGGAAGGTTGCGTTGGGACGCGTCTCTTCCAGCCAAGCCTTAAACCGCGCATCTTCCTCCTGCATAGGAGTGTTGGTGTAATATTCGTGATTGCCAGCCACAAACAGAACGGGTTTTGACCATTCCGCCAGAAAACGCTGCAGCGGCGTGTAATCCCGGAAAGTGATAATATCACCCGCCAGAATCATCACATCGGCATCGCTTTCGGCAGGCGGCAGGAAGCCAGTGCCAAATTCCAGATGCAAATCGCTGTAGCTGATGATTTTCATGGTTAATCGTTTTAGGTTTTTATTAATGGACATAATGCTGCAAAATCTAGCACTTATCCAGACTATTTGCGGTTCGCTATGCGCTGCACATAGAATGCCAGATTGCGTGCAAACTCCACAGGGAAGCGCTCGCGCACCGTTGCCTGCATGATGGCGTCGTTCTCTCGCTGCCTGAATAGCTGCATCACTCCAGGCCCGTACATCAGATTAAGCGGCTTACGCTTCTTGGTCTTGCGAAGATAAACCGTAGTCTGGCTTGAGCCACTCTTGCGCGGCGCGATGAACGCATCACTGTAGGTGCGGGTCTTGCCATACACCTTGGCCTTCACCAGCCCACGCTTGCCACCTTTTTGCTGGGTGGGCTTCTTGCTGCCCACCACAAACTCAATCAGCTGCAACGCACGTTCGCTCGCCACCAGCGTTGCCCACAGTATTTTAAGCGTGGCCTTGCGTGTTTCAATGCGCCGTTTAACGGCAGCCTGCCTGCTGTTCATCTTGGGGGCAATGTGCTTGGCGCTGGCAACCTTGGCACTCTCTGCCACGCGGTTCAGGGTGCGAACAGTCGTTTGCGGCAGCGCCTGTAGCTCCAGCGCAGTGAGGCCGCGCTTTAGCTTATTCAGGTCATGTTGGATGGAGATATTAAACGCCATTGCTAAAATACCTTCGGGGAACAATCCCCAGTTAAATCAATCTAATGAAAGGAGCACTTACTATGGAAACCACAACTATTCCTAATATCGACAAAAACCTTTTCATAACCCCACGTCCAAATAAATGGACACCTGAGTATGTGGAGCAGCGCTTTGAGGAAATGTTCATCACACTCAAACGTCTTCCTCCTGAGGCAACGCAGGGCTATCATAACTTGTGGCCCGACATCCGTTATTCCAAGATCGAACTGCTGATGCAGAAGCCTGGCCCAATTCGCTTTATGGCAATGCCGGAAGATGTCTCCAAAATGGAGGAGTCACTCCAATGGATCATCTGGCTTGATATTCCAGACCGCAAACTGATCTGGAAGCGAGCAGCTGGCGTGCCTTGGAAAGCAATCATGAAAGAAACGAATCGAAGCCGAACCACCTTATGGACGCAGTATAAGCTGGCGCTCACCCAAATCGCCCAGCGTCTGGATGGCATGGGTGTGATGCCTCGTTAA